GAGTGCACGCCGTTGACGTGCGCGGCGAAGATCGTCGTCGCATCGGCGCGCGCGGGGAAGACGACCGGAGATCCAGGGTAGCTCGCCATCAGTTGAACCCGCGCAGCTGCGGCTCGGGCCGGTGCCCTACCGCATAAGTGAACCAACGGAACGTCGCCTGCCCGGTGTAGGTGGCGCGCAGCGTCAGCGTGAGCCCCTCGGCCTTCAACGGCAGCATCGACGTGAAGTTGCGCCGCAGCCTACCACCATAGAGGCTGGTGCCGTAGATGGCCGTGCCGTAGAGCGACACCGCCGACCCGATGTTGAACGAGAGGTTGGTGACCGGGTTGTCGTCCACGCGCACCTCGATGCCGAAGGTGCCGGGCGCGGGACCGAACTCGCCGAACAGGTCGATGAAGCGCGTCCAGCGGCGCGGCGCGGCCAGCAGCGCCGGGCCCTCGTAGATGGCCGTGATGTCGCCGCCGTCAGCGGTCGTGCCGACCGACTCCTCGCTCAAGTGCCCCTGCACCAGCTTCCACGACAGCAGGCGGCCCTGGTCGCCCGCGATGGCCTCGCGGCCGTCCCACGGGATGTAGCCGCCGATGGCGCGGTCCTTGCTCGTCCACGCCTCCGTCTCCTGCTCGCGCGTGCGCGAGAGATCGAGCACCCACTCGCCAGGGCCTGCGGTTTCGTAGAGGCGCGGAATGGCGACGCGCACCTCTTTGCGGCGCTCATGGTAGGTGACGGCGATCAGCCGGATGTTCTCGGGGCTCGACGTCTCCATCATGTTGCGCCACGCCGTGATGATCGCGTCACTCAGCAGCCGGTCGGTCGCGCCGTCGAAGATGTAGACGCCGCCCTCGGCCGCGTGGACGATGCCCTGCTCGATGACGAAGACCGCGCGCAACCCCAGCGACCCGGCGACCGCGCCCGCGCTCGGGCGCACTTCGAAGTCGAGCGAGGTTTGCCCGATGATGAGGAAGATGCCGGTGTTGCCGAAGACGACGAGCGTGTCGCCCAGGGCGATGAGGCCGGTGATCGAGTCGCCCTTCTCAAACGGGATGTCCACGTAGTAGAGGTCCGGCCAGACCTGCGGCAGGAACACCTCGGTGAAGTGGATCCGGTTGCCGACCGTGGCGCTCAACCCCCACCACCGGTTCCGCCAGACGACGCCGAAGGTCATCGCTTTCGGCAGGTCGTGCCGCGTCGGAATCTCCAGGCCGTCGGGAAAAAACTGCGTCGGCGTCGTGATGTCGAAGGTGGTGGTGGCTCCGGCCGGGTTCGGCACGCTGCCCGCGCGGCGCAGGATCGACTCGCCCGCCGTCACGTTGCGCGCGTAGACGTAGATCGTATCGACCTGCGGGTCGGTCGAGCGCGCCACCGTCACGCGGATGGTCAACGACCCGGCCACGACGGTGTGCGTCGCGATGGGCGAGCCCTTGCTCTCGGCGCTCAGGGCGTCGTCGCTGTAGGTGTAGGCGACCTCGTAGACATTGGTGGCGACGAGCGACCCGCCCGCCACGCCCGCCAGCGTCGGCGCGGCGACCGGCGCGGTGACACCGAACTGCGTCCACACCGTGCCATCCACGGTCTTCTGCATCGGCGCGATGCCGTCGAAGAGCGCGACCAGGTTGCGGTCATACACGAAGTAGTGCTGGTTGGGCCCGCGCCCGCTCAGGGTCGGCGCGCCCCAGACGCCCGCGTCGCTGGGCTTGTAGACGGCGTTGCCGAAGCTGGCGAGCATGAACGTCGCGCCCGCCAGGTAGATGCGGCGGCCGCCCTGGGGACGGCCCACGCCCAGGCTCGTCGTGGAAAAGGTGCGCCAGCCGGGGAACGGCTGCCACGCGCCAGGCTCTTGGAGCGAGACGTTGCGGAGCGTGCGCGCGCGCGTGGTCTGCAGCAACGAGGGCGACCGGCGCAGATCGACACCGCCGGTCAGGTCATCGACCGCGACCAGCTGGTAGTTCTTGCTGCCCAGCGCCCCGCCCTTCGCCGCCACCGGACGCCTAGTAGGTGCCGCCGCCAGGCGCGCGCGTGAAGCCGGGTTTGACGTAGCTGTTGGTGGCCGGGTTGTACACGAACCCGCCGGTCATGTCGTCGCTGCCGTCACGCGGCCCGCCCATGCCCGGCCCGTAGCTCGGCACGAAGCCGCCCTGCGGCGGCGCGCCCTGCGTCGGCGGCGGCGAGGTGATCGGATCGACCAGCCCCCCGCCGACCTGGCTGGGGTTCACCGGCTTGGCCGCCTGCGTCTTGCGCGGGTCGCGGCTCCCGGTGAGGCCAGACCGGGGGCGCTGGGGCGCGTCCCGCTGCTCGCCGGGGGCCAACGCCTGCCGCGTGGGCGGCTTCACGGCCGCCGGGGGGCGCGGCGTCGGCACCGGCTGTGGCGCGCGCGACGACTGCGTCTGCGTGAAGCGCGGCGGCGCGCTCGGACGCGACGACCCGGCCTTGAACCCGCCCATCGCGCGCACCATGCGCGCCATCTGCGCGTCGGCGCTATCGGGGATGCCGCCGGGCCGGTAGGCCCCGCTCATCATGCTGCTGGGCGCGGTCGTGTCGGCCCCCAGTGTCTTGGGCAGCTGCAGCGACAGCGTCTGCAGCGCCTGCTGTGTCGGCAGGCGCTTCTTGGCGCGCTGGGCCTGCTCTTCCAGGCCCGCAGGCGTGACACCGAACGAAGACCCCAGAGCCATGCCCGTCTCCTAGAAGTAGTTGAACTGCGGCGACACGCGCCGCGCGGCCCCGGACGCGGCCTGCGCCTGCGCCTGGAGCGTTTCGATCTGTGCTTGCATCGCGGCGATCTGCTGCTGCGCGGCCGGGTCCGGGGCGTGCACGATCCCCTCCTGGCCGCGCCCAGGGCCCTGCAGGTATTGCGGGTTGGTCAGGGTCTGCAGCAGCTGCGTGTAGGGGTCCATCGCGCCCTGCTGGACCTGCTGCGCGCCCGGCGTCAGCGGGGCCTTGCCGCCCCCCTTGCCGCCGCCGAAGTGCCAGGCCTTCCCGCCCACGTCGGCGGCCTTCAGGATGTCGGCGCTGCCGATGCCGGGGATCGTGATGTCGCCGGAGCCCGTGCGCCGGGTGCCAGGGTAGGCCCGTGAAATTTCCGCGACCACCGCGTCCATGTTCTCGGTGCGCGGCTTGTACTGGCTCAGGATCCGGCCGACCACATACTTCGGCGTCTGGTGGTTCGGGTCGTTCCACTTCGCCCGTTCGAACCCGGCGGGCGGGTGGCTCGACGGGCGCTGCGCGATGTAGGCCGGGCGCGTGTAGCCGTCGGTGTTCCAGCGGCGGGGGTCCGGCGGCGGCTGGCCGCCCTGGGGCGGCGGCCCGTAGACGTTGTCAATGTAGGGCTGGTTGAACCGGCCAGGGTCGTGGTTGATGACCTGGTCCCAGCCCCCCTGCCCCTGCTCCGGGTAGTAGACCGGCTGCGACGCCTGCGGCCGCTGCGCGTAGGTGGCGGCCTCCGGCGAGTTGCGGATCGCCTGCACATGCGTGTTCAGGTTGAAGCCCGGCTGCCGGATCCGGTCGTCAATCTCCTGCCGCGTCGCGTTGCGTCCCAGGTATTGCTGGTAGGCGCGCGCGATGTTGTCGGCGGCCGTCTGCACGCCGCTGGCCCCGCTGCCGCGCGGAGCCTGCGGTGCGCCCCAAGCGGGCTGCGCCGGGTTGGTGTAGTTGCCGCTCTGCGGGTAGTTGTAGCCGCTCGGCTGCGCGGGCGGGCGCGGCTGCGCCGTGTTGGCATACCAGGGCGACGGCGTGCCGCGCTGCTGGGTCTGCGGCGTGAAGCTGTTGTAGACGGAGCCCTGGGGCGCACCGCCGCCGGACGTGTAGCTGCCGCCCGCACCGCTCCACTCGGGCTGGGGCTGGTTCTGCGGCTGAAACGGGTTGCCCTGCTGCGGCGGCGGGCGATACGGGTCGTAAGGTTCAGCCATGTGACTCGTCCTTCACGGCCAAGGGGCCGCGTGCCGCCACGCCCGTGAAGCGCGGCGGCGGGGCCTGCACGCGCACCACCGGTTGTTCCCCGTGGAACACACAGCGCGGCGCGTCGGTGCGGTCGGCGGGCGCGGCCGCCTCATCGATGGGCAGCTTACACCCGCACCGCAGCGTCAGCGTGATGCGGCTCATTGCACGCCCGCCCGGCGCATCAGCGCCCGTAGCTCATCGGGCAGCGCCACACTCTCCGGGTCGCTCTCGACCAGCGAGCCGCCCCGCTGCCGCAGCTGCCGGAGATACTCCAGCTGGCTCGACCCGTCCGGTGCGCCGCCATCCACCAGGAACTCCTCGCTGGTCGGCGTTCCCATGATGGCGCTGGTGGGCACCTCGATGTCCTGCTGCCCGCCGTAGCGCCGCGCGTCATCGGCCGACGTGTCTACGCCCTGGTTCGTGAACCGCTCGTAGGGCGCGCCCGGCGCGGGCGCAGGCCGCCGACGCCGGAGCGCCTCGACCAGGGCCAGCACCTGGTCCGGCGACAAGCCCGCACTGCCCAGAGGCCCCGGCATCAGCCGTGCTCCGGCCCGCCGCCCGCCTGGAGCGCCTGCAGCAGCTGCATGACGTCCGGCTGGGCCACCGGCTGGCCCTGGGGGCCGCGCTTGCGTCGCCAGTATTCGCTCTCCAGGGGCGACGGGGCCCCGCCCTGGGGGCCCGTGAGGCTCGACGTCGGGGCCGGGGCCGCCAGCGGCACGGTGTTCAGCTGCTGGCCGCGCAGTTGGTCGCTGGCGGCGATGGCCGACATCGGGTCGGGCCCCTCGCCCTGCAGGCCAGAGATGAGCGCCATAATCTGCCCTGGGGTTAGCTCAGGCATGGGGTTACTCCAGGCCCTGCCGTCGCGCGCGCCAGAGCGCCAGCAGCGTCTCGATGATCTCCTGCAGGCCCTCGGGCTCGGGCGCGTCCTGCCCCTCGGCGGGTAGCTCGATGTCCCCGGTCGGCGACCGGCGCGTCGCCCGGTCCTGGCGCTGCAGCGCCGCCTGCTGCTCCACCGCCATCGCATACCGGGCCAGCGGGTCGGTCGGCACGGCCGGGGGCAGGGGCGGCCCCTGGGGCGGTCCCTGGGGCGGCGGCGGCCCCTGGGGCCTCGGCCCCGGCTGGTGGCTGCTCATCAGCTGCCGCAGCGCCTGCGGCGGCGGGGGCGCGGTCCCCGCCATCGCGGCCAGCAGCTGGGCGGTCAGGTCCGGGTCGGGCATCAGACCCTCGGGTCGCCCTGTGCCAGCGCGCCCGTGCCGCTGGTCCGGGTGCGGCGCAGGTAGTCCCGCGCCTGGAGCGCGCGCACGTCGCCGCCGCGCGGCCGCCGGGTCGCCTTCCAGTCCTGCACGTAGGCCCCAAACATCGCCAGCTGGCTCTCCAGCGCCTGGGGGTCTTTCCGCAACCGCTCCAGCTGCGACGCCGCGTAGTGCGCCAGGGCCCAGTGGTAGGGCTCCAGGGCCATCTGCGGCGTGCCCAGCCAGGTGAACGGCACGTCGTTGTCGTTGCCCATGACGGGCGGGTTCAGCACCAGCGGCACGATGAGCGCCCACGTCTCGTCGGCGGGCACCGCCGGGCGCGGGGACAGCACGACCTGGTTGGTGCCGCCGTCGGCCACGAAGGCCCAGACGTCGGGCACACCGGTCTGCGGGCTGTTGCGCCAGCCGTCGCGCTCGCGGTCGAGCCAGGGCACGTCGCGGCGCGTCAGGCGCGTCTCGGAGATCGACCCGGTCGCCACCGTCGTGCGTTGCAGACGGAGCGGCCGGGCCAGGAAGTTGACGAAGAGGTCGGTGGTGAGCGTGTCGAGATCGTAGGCCGCGACGGCGAGGGTCACCGGCTGTACGACGTCGGCGACAAAGCACTGCGTCAGCCGGGCGAACTCCACGCACGCCCGATTGATCGCGGCCTTGCGCCGCACCGTCGTGAATAGCTCGGTGACGTCTTCGCTGCCCAGTTCGTGATGCAGCGCCTCGCCATACAACTCGGCGAACGTCATCGCCGCCTACTTCGGTTCCGCGTCGTCGCCCTCGACCGGGACGAGCACCCAGCCGTAATACGGCGACCACTTCAGTTCGAACTTCTGCTCGGGGCCGATGGGCACCTGCCCGCGATCCGGCAGCACGATGGGCAGCGAGATGATCGGCTGGTCGCCCGGCAGCGTGTTGTCGGGCGTGACCGGCGGGAAGTGGATCGGGTGGCTCGGCCGGTTCGGGAACGGGTGGCCCTGCCCGTAGCCGGGATCGACCGGGCCGGGCGGCGTGGGCAGCGGGTAGCCCGGCGTCAGCGGGGGCTGCGGCAGGCTGTTGTCGATGCCGGGGCCGCCAGGGCCGTCGAGGAAGACGATGTAGGCAAGACGCGCGTGAGGCATGGGATTCTCCTTCAGTTGCAACGCCAGAGGCTGTTTTGCCGCTTGGCCACCGCGCCTGCGCCCGCGTTGCAGTTCAACGTGGCGCTGCAGTCGGTGCAATAGACCAGCGACCCATTCGGAGCAGCGGGCAGCGTAGCACGCGCGGTTGAAGGCAGCGTCACGTAGTAGGCCGGGGCCGCGCCGCCCAGCGTCAAGCGCGTGGCTCCCATATCGCGGAAGACCAGGTCGCGCGACGCGCCCGTCCCGGCGCGTTCGGTGGACAGCACGGCCTCGGTGCTGGTGGCGGCGAGGGTCAGCCGCTCGTAGTTGCTCGGGTCGGTGAACGTGCCGTAGACGCGCACGGCCTGGCCCTGCGTCGCGTTGCGGACCTCGATGGCGTCGCCCGCGCCGAACAGGGTGCCGATGTTGAAGACGCCGACAAACTGCGTGGTCTGCGCCTGCAGTGCCGCCCCGGCGAGGCCGCCCAGGAACGCCACCGTGCACCACAGCAGCAGGCCGATAGCCCCGCGCATCAGTTGGCCACCAGCAGCACGGTGACCGTGCCGCCCGTGATCGGCGTCGAGATGCGCGCGCGCACGGCCTTGACGGTCGCCTGCACGCTCACCGCGTTGGTCGTGTTGGCCACGACGGTCGTCGCCGCGCCCAGCGCGGCCCACGTCCCGGTGTAGTCCTTCGACGGCGCGTGCTCCAGCTGCACCGCGCCCGCGCTGACGCCCGCGCTGCCGGTGATGTAGGCCGTCAGCTGGCGCACGCCATTCAACTCGACGGCCTCGCCGTTGCCGGTCGCCGCTGCGCTCTGCAGCCGCCGGTCGAAGTTGTTGACGAACATGGCGGGCCTAGAAGGCCGACACGCCCATCCCCATGATCGTGACGACGCCCGATGCGCCGACGACCGCGAGGAAGCGTCCCTGCTGGTTCTGCGGGACCACCATCGTGCCCGCGTTGATGATGCTGACGCCGGGGCCGATGGTCACCGCGAACGCGCCCGCGCTGGTGTTGCGGATGTAGAACTCGACCGCATTGCCGATGGCCGGGGCGCGCCCGCTGATGGTCAGATACTCGATGATCTGCGCGCCGGTCGGCGGCGTGTCGGTGCGCGCGGCTCCCGCACAGTCGCGGATGAGCACGCCGCCCAGCAGCTGCGCGGCGGTCAGTTGGACGTTGCCCGCCGTGCCCAGCGTGGTCACGCTGACGAAGTCCATGAACTTGCGGGTCATAACGGCGAGGGCGCTGAAGTGAGACACGCGAAGGTTCCTTGTCTCCTCGCAGTCGAGGTGAGCCCGCCGCCCTGCGAGGCGACGGCGGGCCCCCGAACGAAGGGACGCTACGCCCCGGCGGTGCCGTAGGTGTTCTGCCAGAGGAACGCATCCCACGCCTGGCGGAAGCGCACCTTGTAGATGCGGTTGCCGGTGCGGGGATCCTGCATCGCGGGCGCGGCCGTGATGCCCAGCCGGTCCACGCAGACCAGGCCGTGCGTCTCCTTGGACGACGCCACCAGGAACCAGGCGTCGGTGTCGGTGAGGTGCGGGTTCACCACGATGGTGATGTTCCGCCGCTTCTTGATCGGGTTGAGGTCGTTGTCGGCGACGCCGGGCAGCTGCGTGCTGTTGACGATGCGCTCGGCGAGCATCTCCAGGTGCGGCGGCACGTAGAGGATCCACGACATCACGGGCGCGACCAGCTGGCCGCTCTCCATGCGCGTGTCCGTCTGCACGTCGATCATCGCCTGGTTCAGCGAGTCGAACGACAGGTCCGCGTCGGTCGCGGGCCGGTTGCGCGCCGTGCCGCCGCCCGCCAGGACGTGGGCGACGTTGAAGAGGCTGACGCCGTCCGGCGTGGTCTGCGTCGTGAACCCGTTGTTGAACGGGCGCGCCGCATACTTCTCCTGCACGACGCGGCTGCTGAACGCGAGCCAGGCGGCCTGGCGCTGCAGCACGTCGTACTGGTCGTCTTCCAGCGCCGTCTCGGTGACTTCGAAGCCCAGCCCGAACTCGACGGGCGTGATGTCCTTCGAATAACCGGGGCGGATCAGGTCGAAGGCGTAGACGCTGCCCTCGGGCTTTTCGGGCACGTCGCCGAACGGCGTGACCGTCTGGAAGCGTTCGAACTTGCGGCTCGATGACTTCCGGCTGTAGACCTCGGGCCAGATGGCCGGAAGCTCTTTGAGTTGCTTGCCCAGCAGCGCATAGACCGTCTTATCGACGTTGTCGTAGAGCGCCGCAAAAGTGCCACGTACCTGCATGGTCGTTTCTCCTGGTGGCGGGTTGCGGGCCTACGACGCGTACGGGACGCGCGCCGCGTTGAGGAACTTGAAGACGACCAGGCCGTTGATGTCGCCGACGGCGTCCACCAACTCGGTCACCTTCACCTGAAGGTTGGTCGTGTCGCCCAGATCGACACGAAAGATGTTGTTCACGGCGTCCAGCACCAGGCCGCACGACAGGCCGACGTTGGCCAGCGCGAGCGCGCCCGTGTCCTGCACGTTGCCGATGAACTCGCCGCCCTCGTCGCCCACGAACACGCCGACCTTGCTATCGGTGATGCCGGTGGCGTCTTCGGCCGCGAGGCCCAGCACGGTGCCCGCCGCCGGGTCGCTCGCGCCCTTGACGACCTTGCCCGCGTTCAGGACCACGACGTGGCCCGCCTTGAAGGACTGGGTGGCCCCTTCAAGGAAGTACGCGATGCGGTTCTGCCGCCGCGTACGCATGACGTTCTTGCTGTTGACGACGATGGTGGCCATCGTGACGTCCCTCCAGGCCGCGTGCGCGGCATGAATGTGAAAACGACGGGGACGTCGGCCTCGGCGCAGCTGCAGGCGGCCGACTGAAGGCCCACAGAAGCCACGCGCGGTTTGGGTCCGGCACGCACGGGGCCGGGTGCCTGCTCTGGGTCACGGCGACGACTGCTGCTCCGACCCGCGCGTGGCCAAACGCGCACGCCGGAGCAGCCGCTCTCGCATGACCTGAGGGAGTCACATGATGCGGGAGACTATCGCGCACCTCGGCCGTGCGCGTCAAGCGCGCGCTACTCGTCCACCGCGCTGACCAGGCGCTCGCGGCCCTCGCGGATCTCGCCGACGATGCCGCCGACCTCCGCGTTCTGCTCCGGGTCGAGCCCCTGCTTGACGGCCTCCCGCGCGACCGCGTCGCGCAGCGCGCGCGGCGTCATCGCCCGGTCGCGCTTCTCGCGCTCCTTCTGCTTGATCGCGAGGTAGTAGACCATCGGGATCTTGCACAGCACCTCGACGCCCCGGTCGCCGCGCCGCACCTGGTCGCTGCCCTGGAACGGGTTGCTCACGCACTCGCGGTCCTGCAACTCGTCCCAGGTCACGGGCGTGTAGCCCTTGCCCGCCTTGGCGGTGTGGAACCGGTTCGGGATCGACGTGTTCAGCCAGCGCAGATACCAGCGCCGCTTCGTGCTGTGCGGATCCTGCGCCTCGGTCGGCTCGTCCTTGAGCCGGATCGGCAGCACCTGGTCGGCCTCCGGGTTGGTCAGCCGCCGGTCGAGGATCTCGATGGCGTCGAGGTCTTTGAAGGCCTCGCGCATCGCGGCCGCCGTCGTCGGCGGGTTCGCCCGGCGCTGCGTCGCCCGCTCCCGTTCGCGCGCGTTCTTGTCGAGGCGCGCCTTTTCAATCTCCTGCGGCGTCTTATTGGCCACGTTCCCTCTCCTGGGCTCGAGGCTCGAGCCCGTAACCTACTCATTCCAAACGGTTTGGCGCGCCAGGCACGAATCGGTCGAGGCTCGCGTTGATCTCCTGGTCCTTCAGGCCGCTCTCGCGCAGCCGCGCGCGGAAGGGCTCGTCCAGCTGGGGCGCACTCCGGGGCCGCCCGCCGCTGGGCTCCTGGTAGATGGGCGGCCGCAGCGCGCCGCGCGACGCGGCAAACTGGCCGTTCGGCCCGCGCTCGCGCTGGACCGGCCCCTGGGGCGGCGTCGCGCCGCCGAAGGTCTGCAGGCCCAGGGCCGTCATCAGCACCGTCTGCTGCACCTCCGGGTTGCCGATCTGCTCGGCCGGGATGGTCCGCAGGCCGCGCTCGACCATGTCCGGGTCGATGCCGTAGTGCTGCGCGACGGCCTTGACGTGCTGAATGGTCTGCTCGACGCGCTGCTGCTTGAGCGGAGCCAGTTCGGTCTGCTGCAGATGCTGGACGGCGCGCTGCACCTGGGCCTGCACCCGGCGCTCCTCGCGCTGCATGATGCGGTGGGCCGACTGTAGGTCGGGCTGGCCCTTGTCGTCGTAGAGCCCCAGGTCGATGGCGGTGGCCTCGCACTCTTGCCGGTAGGCCTCCTGGGGGTCGGGCCCCTGGGCGGCGGGCGTGCCGCTGGCGACGCGCTGCAGCAGCGCCAGGCCGTCGGGGGATTGCATGACCTGCTTGAGCAGATCCTGGGCGCTGGCGGCCTGCTGCTCGGCGAGGCGGCGCGCGGCGCGCTCCTCGACTAGCTCGCCGACCACGCCGCCCCGGCGGCCCTGGGGCTCGTCCTCGTCCGGCGGCGGGCCCTGGTCCTCGTCGGGGATGGGCTCCGGCGCGGGCTCCGGCTCCGGCGCGGGCGGCAGCGTGCTGCCAGGCATCCCGCTCGGGGCATCCGTCGGGGGTTCTAATACGAACTCGTCAGGCATGGGGCTCCTCGATTACCGCGTCAACGTCCTGGGCGCGCAGCAAGAGACACGGCCAGTCATCCACGCGCACCTCTTCACCGACCTCCGACCCGAACACGACGCGCACACCGGGCGTGAGGTCGCGCACCCGGTCGCCGACCTGCAGCACCAGGCCGATGCGGTCCACGATGATCGACGGCGCGGGCAGCACGATGACGCCCTGCGGCGTCGTCTCGCGGTCGCGGGGCGGCAACGCGACCAGCACCAGGTCTGGCCGGAGCGTCACCGGCCCGTCGTCATCTCGACGTGCGGGCCCAGGCTCCGGCCCTGGTGGGGCTCGGCCTCGGTCCTGGCGCGCTTGGCCTGCGACCGCAGCGTGTCGGCCAGCACCTGGGGCAGCGTCTGGATGTGCCGGGCGACCCGGTGCTCGGCGAGCCGCTCGACGGTCAGCAGGGCGATGGCCTCGGCGCTGCGCGAGGCGTGGGGCCCGGCCGCGATGCCCAGCCGGGTCACCAGGTTCTTCTCGCCGTAGGCCTGCTCGATGGCCTCCACCAGGGTGGCCCAGGCCGGGTGCGCGGCCAGGTCGTCCAGGCTCGCGGCGCGCTCTTCCAGTTCATCCACAGTCAGCTTCACGCGGTCCTCACATCGGCAACCCGCCGCCCATCGCGCTCAACAGTTCCGGCGGCAAGCCGGGCGGCGTGGGCATCGGCGGCGGCGGCGGCGGCGGCCCTGCGCCCATCGCGGGCGGCGGGGGCCCTGGCGGGGGCCCTGGGGGCCCTGGGGGCCCTGGGGGCGGTCCTGGGGGCCCTGGGGGCGGTCCTGGCGGGCCTCCGGCCTCGGCTCCTGCGCCAGGAGGCGGGGGCCCGCCCGGTCCTGGCGGACCCGCCTGGGGGCCGCCGGGCGGCGGCGGTGCGCCGGGCGGCAGCTGCGGCTGCATGGCCGCCAGCTGCTCCTGCTGCATCGCTTGCATCTGCCACTTCCGCATCGCGCCCATGAACTGCGCGCGGTTCGGGACGTCGTAGAGCCGGAGCGCCTGTTCAAACAGCGGCATCAGGATGTCGGGGCTCGCCAGCACCTGGGCCAGCGTCGGGTTCATCTGCGCGAAGCCGCCGATGACGCCCATGAACCCGTTGTAGTTGGCGCGCTGCCGGTTGCGGTCGGCCCCCTCGACGCTGCCGCGCGGCTTGCCGTGGAACGTCCCGGCCAGCACCTCGGCCGTGATGCCGCCCTCGGGCAGGTCGATGCCACGCGCGGCCAGTTCGGCGATGAACTTCGCGCTGGGCTCCAGCGGCGCTTCCATCGCCGCGCGCCGCCACAGTTCATGGCGGCATTTGAATAGCTCCTCCAGCGTCTCCTGCATGTTGCGGATCGACTCCTCGATCCGCACGAAGCTCTGCTCGGTGACCATCTGCACTTCGCCCAGCGTGCGGCTGGCGTCGGGCGTGGCCCCCAGGCTGACATCGTTCAGGCCGCTGATGCGCTCGGCGGCCTGGATGACGGAGCCCTCGCGCTGCATCATGCTGTTGGGCACGTCGGGCAGCGTCACCGGCTGCACGTCGGCCATGTCGTTGACCGTCATGCGCTGGCCGGGGCCCCAGGGCTCCTCGTCGGGATCCCAGGCGCTGGAGGTCAGCACCTTGATCGGCGCGTTGTTCACCAGGTTGCTGCGGTCGGCGATGGCGTTGCGCGTGCCTGCGTGCTCTTCGGCGAGGCTGGCGAGCTTTTGGACGTGGCTCCGGCCGTAGACGCTGACCGGGTTCGGGTAGGGCCGCAGCAGATGGTAGCGCGGCATGTTCAGGTCATCGAGCTTCACGCGCAGGATCTCGCGGTGCACGACGCTGAAGGTCACGATGTACCACTCATCAACGCCGTCCTCGTCCAGGTCGGCGACCAGCTGCAGTTCCCACAACTCCTTCTCGATGGTGCGCGCGTGGTCCTGCGGCGCGATCTGCTGGCCGGTGCTCGCGACGCTCGGCAGCAGCGGCTGGCTCTCGCGGTCACTCACCTTCGCGAGGCGCGCGACGGCGTCGGCGTCGTAGATGCCGTCCTTCGCGCGCTGCTCCAGTTCGGTGAAGCGCCGCCAGAACCGCTTCGCGTAGCCCCAGACCTCGGAGTCGTCCTGCGCGTGGCCCGGCAGGATCAGGAAGTCGCGCAGGCTGCAGATGCGATACGACGGGCCGCGCCGCACGGGCACGACCTCGTCGGTGACCATCTCCAGGCTGCCCTTGTCCGGGTCGTCGGCGGGCACGAACGCGCCGCGCGCATCGACGGCGGGCTGCGGGGCAAACGTCGCCGGGTCCAGCTGCAGCGTCTGACGCTCGTCATCGACCTGCGGCTGCAGGTTGCGGATGGCGCGCTGCTTCCGCACGTCGGTCTTCTCGCTGCACTCCAGCACCCCCGTGCCTTCGATGAGCGCCAGGTCGAACGCCCGCTGCAGCCAGCCCTGCAGGCGCTCGTCCTCGACCTTCCACTGGTGAAACTCTTCCACCAGCGGCGCGCGGTCAGCGGCCTTGCCCCAGCCCTCGACGGTCCACACCGGCTCCACAAAGATGGTCTTCACGAAGCGGCCGCGCATCGCGTCGATCTTCTCGGTGACGATCCAGGTGCTCAGGTCGGCGGCCCCTGGGAACGGCAGGTCTTTGCTGTTGCGCTTGCCCTGCTCGTAGAGCCAGTGCCAGTAGTCCAGATCCCCGCCGGGCTCGATGATGGTGGAGCGCGCGGCGATAGCGCGCGTGATCTCGTCGTGGAGGAAGTGGACCAGGTCGCTGGTCTTCTCCTCCGACAGCGAGACGTCGAACGCCGCTCGTCGCCGCGCGTCCATGACCGGCTACTTCTTCGCGGGCTCGGCGGCCTTGGGCTCGGCGGCCTTCTTCGCCTCGGCCTCGCTCTTCGCCTTGGCCGCTGCGGCCTCGGCTTCGCTCTTGGCGACGCGCCCGGCCGCCTCCAGGTCGAGGTTGCCCTCGGCATCGCGCAGGCCTAGGGTGTTGGCCAGTTCCGCCAGATCCTGCACGGGCTCTTTGTCGCCGCCGTTTTTCTTCTCGCTCATGGGT